CGAGACCTCCAACAAGGCCATGAAGGCTGCGATTGAGGTCATGGAAGCAACCAACGGCACCACGGACAATCGTCTGAAGGCGGCCAAACTTATTCTGGACTTCACCCAGACGAAGCCTGTGGTCAAGAACGAGACCACCTTGAAGACCGCTGAGGAGTTCCTCGCGGGCATCATGGAAGACGATTCAAAAGAATAACCTATCGGGGGTGCCATCGACGGATGGCTTTAGGTGGTAAGGCACCACCCCGTCCTCCTTACAGGACATTAAATGAAGATTATCACAAGAGCCGAGGCGCAAGCCTTGGGGCTAAAATACTTCTATACAGGGAAGCCGTGTCGAAACGGACACACTGACAAGCGTTCCGTTACAGGCGGACGTTGCATGGAATGCAATCGCGCAGCAGCCAATCTCCACAACAAGCGCTACCCACTACAGGCTTCGTGGCGGCAGATGATAAATCGTTGTTACAATGAGTTTTCAGCCTCCTATGAAGACTACGGCGCGCGTGGAATCACCGTGTGTGATCGGTGGAGAGACCCAGTGAATGGGTACGCTAGATTCTTAGCCGACATGGGGCCTCGCCCTGAAGGATTTTCACTTGATCGTATAAACAATGATGGGAATTACACACCTCGAAACTGTCGCTGGGCCGACTTAGCGACACAGAGCCGTAACAAGCGGTGGACGAAGTTGAAGGGTGAAGATGTCATTGAAGCATTCAGGATGCTGGATGCTGGCGCAACTCAGCGCGCTGTCGCCCGTCACTATAAGTGTGACCAAGCCAACATCTGGCGCATGAATAAAAGACGAGAGATTTACATTGAACAGGGACTTGATTGCCGTCCGCAAAAAGCTGCGGGATAGCTTCCCGTTTTATGCCAAGCATGCCCTTAAGATAAGAACGAAGGCTGGTGAGATTGCCCCCCTTATTCAGAACGCGGGGCAGAAGCTGCTACAAGACGCCATCGACAAAGACATGGCTACGCGGGGATACGCCCGCATCGTGGTTCTCAAGGGAAGGCAAATGGGTATGTCCACCTACATTGGTGGATACCTGTACTTCTCAGTGTCGCAACGCAAAGCCGCTAAGGCAATGGTTGTTGCCCACGTTGCTGACAGCACCCGCGCTCTATTTGACATGACGAAAAGATATCATGACAACTGTCCAGATGCGTTGAAGCCTTCGACACGCTACGCTTCACGCCGCGAATTGTTCTTCGACAAGCTGGACAGCGCCTACATCGTAAGTACGGCAGGCGGTGAGTCTATTGGTCGCGGTGAAACGCTGACACACCTCCACGCCTCTGAGCTTGCATTCTGGCCAAAGTCTAATGCAGCAGAGACGTGGAACGGACTTTTACAGAGTGTGCCTAATACACCAGGCACAGTAGTGGTGGTGGAGAGCACTGCCAATGGCGTGTCAGGCTTGTTTCACGATCTGTGGCTTGGTGCGGTTAATGGCACTAACGGCTTCACGCCTGTGTTTGCACCGTGGTTCATTGCGCCTGAGTACAGGCTGCCCGTTTCCGACCAGCTTGATTACACGCCTGAAGAAGAGCGCCTAATCGACAAGCACGGCTTGGATGATGCCCAGCTTCAGTTCAGGCGGCACCGCATAGCACAGACTTCACTTGAATTGTTTCAGCAAGAGTTCCCCGCTGAACCTGAAGAAGCCTTCCTGACTACTGGTAGGCCTGTATTCTCCCCGGCCATTCTGACAGCGCGTATGCAGGAAACTCCTGACATCGTTGCCCGCTTGGCGCTTGAGGGTGAAGAATGGTCTAACCACCCCCGTGGAGAGCTTGTCCAATACTATCACCATGACCCTGCCGAGACGTACTACATCGGCGCTGACATTGCGCTAGGCAACGGTAAGGGTGACTACAGCGTAGCCCAAGTGTTGGACTCAAAGAAGCGACAGGTGGCTGTGTGGAGATCGAACTTCTACGACAGCTACTACCTTGCAGATGTCCTCTACCAGTTGGGTAAGTTTTACAACATGGCATTCATCGTGCCTGAGAACAACTCACACGGCATTTTGGCATGTAGCCGACTTGGACGCGACTTAGCGTACCCCAACGTCTACATGACTACTGAAGTGAACAAACTCACTGACCGTGAAAGTGTGCAGATCGGCTTCACTACAACCGTGAAGACTAAGCCACTTATTATCGATGAGCTTCGCGCCGCTGTGCGCGATGGAGAGCTAGAGATCAACGACAAGATCACCCTCCAAGAAATGCTGACGTACATAGTGACTGAAAGCGGGGCGATGGAAGCCGAGCAGGGGTGTTTTGATGATTGCGTCATGTCCCTCGCGCTCGCCAATCACGTACACGCAGGACGCTTCACGCCAGTAGAAGTCACTGACGATTTCTACATAGAATCCATATAACATTAGGGCCTCATTGATGGCGAAGAAATTCAAGAAGCTCTCTGATGAGGACCTGATTGTCAAACTCGATCAGAACCTCAAGGGCAGCGTCTCCAACCACGACACTATCCTCTCCAAGGAGAGACAAGAGGTGTTGGACTATTATCATGGCAAGTCTCCCAAGCCTCAGCACTCCGGTAACTCCAAGTACATAAGCATGGACGTGTGGGACGCTGTGGAGTCCTGTAAAGCTACGATTCTGGAGACCTTTGCGTCCGGAAATGAGATTGCTGAGTTCGTGCCCCAGAACGCAGATGACGTGGAGATGGCGAAGATTGCCACCCTCTACACAGACTATGTCATCTTCCGTCAAAACGATGGTTACGACATCTTCTCCCAGGTCATCCATGACGCCCTGATCAGCCGTGTAGGCGTGGCCAAGGTGTACTGGGACAAGTGCTATGAAGATCAGGAGGAGACTTTCTCTGACGTTCCCATTGAGGAACTGGAGATGGTCCTTGAGGCCAATGACCTTGAGCTACGTGGAGTGCCCACAGCCGACCCGGAGGCCGGAACGGTCTCTGGCACGGTAGCCCGCCGCATCAACAAGTCTCAGGTTCGCGTTGATCCTATTCCGCCTGAGGAGTTTCTCATCTCGACCACGGCCAAGAGCCTCAAGGACACCCACTTCTGCGCCCACCGCGTGAAGGCTACGGTATCCGAGGTCATGGCGATGGGTCTGAGCAAGGAGGAAGCCCTCAAGCTCCCAGTAGACGGATTGTCTGACGTATCCGACCCAGACATGATTGCCCGCTTCCAAGAGTTGAATACTGGCTTCGACAAGGTCTCCGAGTATCAGGAGCAGATGCGCGAAGTCACTGTCCACGAATGCTACATTCGGATTGACCTAGACGGCGATGGGTACACCAAGCTCTGGAAGATTACCAAAGCTGGCAAGCACATCCTCGACAAGGAGCCGATTGACCGCCTTCCCTTCGTGCCGTTCATCCCCATGCCTATCCCGCATGCATTCTACGGCTCCAACTACGCCTCCAAGGTCATCCCTATCCAGAACGCCCGCACGGTACTCATGCGTGGCATCTTGGATCATACGGTCATCACCAATAACCCCCGCTATCAGGTGGTCAAAGGTGCTCTGGTCAACCCCAGGGAGATGCTTGAGAACCGTGTAGGTGGCTTGGTGAACGTGACGCGGCCTGACGGTATCATGCCGCTCCAGCAGTCCTCGCTGAACCCCTTCGTCTTCCAGACCATTCAGTTGCTGGATGAGGACAAGGAAGATACCACTGGTGTCTCCAAGCTGTCTCAGGGTCTCAACAAGGACGCTGTGTCCAAGCAGAACAGCCAAGCGATGGTTGAACAGCTTGTGGGTCTCTCCCAGCAGCGCCAGAAGATCATCGCCCGCAACTTCGCCAACCAGTTCATGGTCCCTCTGTACCTTGAGGTCTACCGTCTGGTCATTGAGAACGAAGATCAGGCGAAGGTCATTGAGGTTGCTGGTAACTACGTTGAGGTCGAACCCTCCAAGTGGGACCAGCGCACTGACGTTACCGTTGCCCTGAAGCTTGGGTATGGCGAGAAGGAACAGGAAGCAGCCCAGCTTATGGGTCTCCACCAGTTCCTGTCCCAGGACCCCGGTGCCCAGCCGTTCTACGACATGCCCCAGAAGTATGCAGTCATTAGTGACTACATGAAACTGGTGGGCATGAAGGACAGCAAGTACCTCAAGCCTATTCAGGAGGTCCAGCCTCCGCAGCCGCCGCCTGACTTCGTGGCAGAGCTTGAGAAGCTCAAGGCCGAGACGGAAGCCATCAAGGCCAACACGCAGATGGAAGTCATGAAGACCCAGTTCGACCAGAAGATGGAAGAGATGCGTCTCCAGCTTGAGAAGTCCAACGAGATGATCAAGCTCATGACCCAGCAGCGTGACGCCGAGCGCAAGGAGTTCGAGGCCAAGTCGCGCCACGAAATCGGCATGCGTGAACTCGCAATGATGGAAAGGCAACCCGCTGAGGTCAAGCAGACCCAGATCGTCAGCCCGAATGGATAATCTAAATGGATAAGAGTGTATTTCAGCGAGCGCTGAGTCAGTACGCCAAGAATCACCCTGCTGGTTCTGGCCCCTCCGCATTTGTGCCTTGGGGTCTGATCTTCCAGCAGTGGATGGGGAAAGACGCAAAGGGCAAAGACGGCAAAGATGCCAAGAAGCCTGTAACCCAGACCCCTCTACCGCCCGTAACTACGCCTAACCCCCTTGATCAGCCCCCTCCGGGGCAGGGTGGCATGCAGGCGCAGGGGGCAAACCCTTGGCTCTACAATCCCGCCACTGCCCCTTGGATGGCTAACCCATCCGGTATGGGCATGCAGAACTACTTCAACTTCCCGCCCTTCGCCCACGGGCAGGGCATGCCTCAAGGCAACAACTATCAAAGCTGGCAACCGCCTGGTGTCCCCACCACTGGTGGCCCGCTTCCTCCGTTCAATCCGAACGGTAGGTACTAAGAATACAACGGAGAGCACATTTGAAACAACTTACTGAGCAGGAGCAGAAAATCCTGATTGCGGGTGAAGCCGCACAGACGCTCCTGAACAACCCAGACATTGCGAGTGCTATCAATGAACTCAGCGAAAGCCTCGCAAACTCAATCCTGAATACGCCCCCTGAGGACTCCAAGAAACGAGAGGTACTCTACAACGTACATTTCGGTCTTAGGGAACTTGTGGGCATTCTCAGCCACCGTGTCCAACTCAAGCAGAACATTGAGTCACAGATGGTTGAAGAGGAGAACGAATAATGTCAGCCATCCAGCAGGACGCTGAGTCTACCCCGACTAACACCACCCTCACTGCGGAAACCGCCAGTGAACTCTTCCTGAAGCAGTGGAAGGTCGCTCCTGACGAGCCAGCCAAACCTGTAGAAGGGGATAAGAAGCCCCCGGCACCTGTGGACGCCGAGAATGCTTCTGATGACGAGGAACTCCTCCTAGAGGATGACGAAGGTTCAGAGGACCCGAAAGACTCCGACAAGAAGGCCCTAGAGCGACAGTTCATCGATAACGATGATGCTGTTGTCAAGGTGGCTGTGAATGGTCAGGAGCTTGAGGTATCCGTAAAGGACTTGAAGCGTCTCTATGGGCAGGAACAAAGCCTCACCCATAAGTCCATGGAACTTGCCAACCGCCGTAAGGAAGCTGAAGAAGTCGGCTCCTATTACGCGAGTGGCCTTTCACGACTCGTCCAGATGGCTGAGGAGGAATACGCTCCCTACGCCAACATCGACTTCCTGAGTGCAGCTAAGGACCCGAACATCTCCGGTGAGGAGCTTCGGGCGCTGCGTGAGGAAGCACAGACGAAGTATCAGAAGTACCAGTTCCTGACACAGGAGCTTGGCAACTACACGAAGCAGCAGAACGAGCAACGTGCCCAGCTTATGCACCAGCAGGCCTCTGCCACCATTCAGGAGCTTACGCATCCTGAGACTGGCATCCCGAACTGGGGTCCTCAGCTTTATGAGGAAGTAGGCAACTACGCTGTGTCCAAGGGCATGAAGCCTGAAGCCTTTGCTGCTATCCTGGATGCCGCGTCACTGCGGGTCATCCATGAGGCCTATCGCTACGATAAGGCCAAGAAGGTTGCCACCCAGAAGAAGGCTTCGGCACCTAAGAGTGTCCTGAAGTCCACGGCTACTCCTGATACTGCCCGCTTCGATACTGACAAGTCCAAGGCCTCGCTGTCCAAACTGCGACAGTCGGGACGCAGGGAAGATGCAGTCAGCGCTCTCCTCGCCAAATGGGGCGTGGAGTAACACTATCATCAATCCTCCTTCTAAGGACTAATCTACCATGACGATGTATTCTACCTACGACCAGATCGGCATTGCCGAAGACATCTCGGACGTTATTACCAATATCTCTCCGACCAAGACGCCGTTCCAGACCTCCATTGGCTCTGAGAAGATCGACAACCGTCTCTTCCAGTGGCAGGAGGATTCCCTCCGTGCCCAGGCCGACAACAAGGCCCTGGAAGGCTTCACGGCGACTGACGTTGCCCGTACGCCGACTGTGATGCGCCAGAACTACACTCAGATTCTCTCTGACACGTTCCGCATTACGGCCACCAGCGATGTGGTCCGCACCTATGGCCGCGCCAAGGAAACTGCTTACCAGCTTGCCAAGACTGGCGAGGAACTGAAGCGTGACCTTGAGTTCTCCTTTGTCGGCATCAACAATGCCGCTGTGGCGGGTGCCGAGACCGTCACCGCCCGTGAGATGGCTTCGGCCCTCAACATGATCGACGCTGGTAACGTCATCGCGGGTGGTACTGCCGCCCTGACGGAAACCATGATCCTGAACTGCCACCGTGCGACTTATGACGCTGGTGGTGAGCCGGAAATCCTCATGATCAAGCCCGCAGACGCTCTCATCGTCGCTGGCTTCGCAGCGGCTTCAGGTCGCCAGCGTGACTTCAAGGACTCGCGCACCATCACCAACGTAGTGGACCTGTACATTTCTCCATGGGGTGAGCTTAAAGTGGTAATCAATAGATTCCTGCTCTCCACCGTGGCCTTCATGTACCAGCCCGACATGTACAAGAAGTGCGTCCTCCGTCCGTGGACGAAGGAAAGCCTGGCCAAGGACGGTGACTCCAACCGCACCATGGTTGTCGGTGAGTTCTCGCTCAAGCACAAGAACTTCAAGGCTGGTGGCTACGTCAACGCCATTACGTAATAACCGTGGGCCGCAAAGTAGCATCGTAGTCTTAGAGCTACGTTAGCCACGTATGGGACGCGGCGGGGGGTTTGCTCTCCACCTCCCGCCCGTTCTCCACTTATGAGAGCTTATGCATATGAACACCAAGACTAACCTGAAGAATGGCACTGTCCTCCACGATGTGGAATGGGACATCGGCCAGAACGTAGACGGTCTCTTCGTCAAGAAGGACCAGATCATTTCCGACGAGTTCCTCACGGCCAACCGTGATGCCCGCTTCGAGTCCAAGGCTCCCTCCAAGGAGTACCACCGCTTCGCCTCCATCCCTGTGGTGGTCGTGGAGCAATGGCTGAAGCAGGGCTTTGACGTTTACAAGGAGTCTCCCAAGGCCATCGTAAAGCGCCTTCGTCAGGAGAACCTTGAAGCATTCCTCACCTCTAACAAGAGCCTGTAACACACATGAACTATGGCGAGATTCGCACCCAGTTCAAAGCTATCCTCAATCGCCGGGACTGCTCTAACGCCCTCGCTGATACGTTCCTGAATCAGTCTCTTCTCCGTTGCACCAGAGAGCTTAGAACACCCTCCCAGGAAGCCGAAGTCAGCCAGACGGTTGTCTCCCCCTTCACAGGCTTCCCGGTCCCCTCAGACATCATCCAGACCATCGCCTTCATGGTGGACACAGTGTCCGGCCAGAAGCGCAAGGTTACCTATGAGTCCCTTGCCCGCTTCCTGGAACGCGATGTCTACGTGGGGTCCCCCGCCTACTACACGCGCATTGGCAACGCCTTCCAGTTTCGTCCAGTCCCTGCCGAAGACACTGTGCTGACCCTCTACTACTATGGAGAGTTCGAACAGTTCGCAGATGACAACGACGAGACTGTCCTGTCCCTCATTGCGCCTGACCTCCTGATCTATGGCGCACTGGCCTATGCTGCTGACTACTTCATGGATGACCGCGGGCAAGCCTTTGAAGGACGCTACGTCCAAATTGCCCAAGCACTCCAAGATCAGGCCTACGACCTCGATGCACATGATGCCTCGGTCGCCCCCGCTTACAACACAGAATACTGAAAAGGACATCTTTGATGGACCCGCTTAAGATTATCACGAACCAGACGGTTTCCGTATCTGGCACCTCCGCTGCTGTGACCAATGCCTTTGGCAATGGCACGACCATCATTCGTTTGGTCTCGACCACTGATTGTTACCTCAAGTTTGGCGCTACGCCGACCGCAGCTGCCACTGACATGCTGCTCCCCGCCAACGTGGTGGAGTACTTCGGGGCAACCCCGGGTGTGAAGGTTGCTGCTATTCAGAGGGCTGCTGCGGGTACACTTTTTGTCACCGAGATGTCCAAGTAACAGGAGGACTGTATAATGGTCTTCCCGTTTCCTCGACCCTTTCCGGGTCCATCTATGGTTTCCTTCAATGTCCTCTCGCTGTTCTCCAGCGGCGAGCAGGGCGCGTGGTACGACCCGTCTGACTTCATCCCGAACTGGCGGCGCAATCTGCTGACGCGGTCAGAAGAGTTCGACAATGCGGCTTGGACAAAGAACTTTATTCTTCCATTCGGAAGCGGTTCGATTGCAAACGCAACAGCTTCCCCGAGCGGAGCAGTTTCTGCTGACAAGATTGTCGTTGACACGAACAACGGCCTGCATGTTCTGTACAACACAACTGCCATCCCCGTTGTGGTGAGTACGAATTACACGGGGTCTGTCTATGTAAAAGCAGCAGAGTACGGTTTTGCTTTTGTTGCCCTGAACATCCGTGCGTCCAGTTCAAATTGTGGTGTGTGTGTAAATCTTTCTGATGGCGCTCAAACCAATGGAGGAGCCAACGGAACATACACAGTCACATCTGCTGGTAATGGATGGTGGCTGGTCAGCGTCAGTGCAATTGCTAGTTCCACAAACGGCTATCTTGAGGTAACGCCCCGATCGACTGCTGGCGGCCCTGTTGTGTACACAGGAGACGGCGTAAGTGGCATCTATGTCTGGGGCGCGCAGCTTCAGGTCGGCTCCAGTGTCACTGCCTACCAGAAGATAACGGACGGTGTCGCGGATTACTTCACCGTACAGCCGCAGCCCGTCATGTTCCAAGACAGCGCAGGGACCACGCCTGTCACGGCGGTTGAGCAGCCTGTTGGCCTGATCTTCGACAAGAGCAAGGGGCTGGCGCTTGGGGCTGAGTTGATCGCTGACCCGTCATTCAATACCCCGGCAAGTTGGACGGCTTCTGCCGGAAGCGTGGTTGTCACTGGTGGGGCGGCTGTCTGGACTTCGGCTGCGGCTGCCGTGAACGTACAGCCATCTGCTGGTTTGGCCCCTGTTAGCGGTAGATGGTACTACGCAGAAGTGACGATTACAGCCATTTCGGCGGGCGCGTTGCGGGTGGGTAATGAGGCGGGCGTTGCCTTGTCGCCTGACTTTACCACAACTGGAAAAAAGACGTTTTACTTTTCAGCCCCGTCTGCAAGCCCGCTTGTACTGAGAGCAGTTGGCACGACAACGGCAACTGTCTCTGATTATTCCGTCCGTGAACTCCCCGGCAACCACGCCTCTCAGGCCACCTCCACCTCCCGCCCCGTGCTGAGTGCTAGGGTGAACCTGCTGACTTATAGTGAAGACCTGAGTAATGTTGCGTGGAGCAAGGATAATACGACTGTTTCGGCTAACTCTACGACTGCGCCAGACGGACAAACAACAGCAGATACGTTAACGGCCTCTGCACTCCTTTCAATTCACCGTGTGATCAGCGCAGCAGTTACAGTTGCATCTGGTGTCGGGTGTACCCACTCTGTCTGCCTAAAGGCTGGCACACACAGTTTTGCCCAGATACATGACGGTGCAAGCGCAAGCTACTTTGCCAACTTCAATCTTTCTGCGGGTACGGTTGGCACTGTCACTGGTTGTACAGCCACAATGGTCCCGCTAGGCAATGGGTGGTATCGTTGTTCAATTGCAATGACGCTGAATGCGGCGAATCCTATTCTTTGTGTGGGTATCATTTCTTCAGCTACTGCTGCCCGTAACGAAAGTTGGACCACAGCAGGGACGGAAACAATCTTTCTCTGGGGCGCAGACGTTCGCGTCACCAACGATGGCGTAGGCATCCCCGCCTACCAGCGCATTAACGCTGCAACCGACTACGACACCTCTGGCTTCCCTCTGTACCTCGCGTTTGACGGTGTGGATGACAGCCTCGCCACGGCGAGCGTGGACTTTAGTGCTACGGACAAGATGAGCGTGTTTGCGGGCGTAAGGAAGCTGAGTGATGCGGCAGACGGAATGGTTTACCAGATGGGTGACGCCAGTGCGCTGCAATCTGGTGCATTTGAACTGACAGCGCCCGGATCAAGCACTGTAACCAAGTTCCAGTTTTTGTCTCGCGGCACTGTCAATGCCATACCGTTTACGACGTCAACTACCTACAACGCTCCATACACTGGCGTCATTGCAGGACTTGGCGACATAAGCGGCGATGCGGCAACGCTCCGCATCAACGGCGCGCAAATCGCACAAATACTCACCGACCAGGGAACCGGAAACTACGGCAATTACCCGCTCTACATTGGTCGCCGCGCTGGTACATCGCTCCCCTACAATGGACGCCTCTATTCCCTCATCGTCCGTGGCGCATCAACCAACGCCGACCAACTCGCCCGCACGGAAACGTGGGTAAACAACATCACGAAGGCATACTGACATGGCTGATACCTTTCGCACGGCCATTTTGCCTACCGCAAATGCTCCGTTCGCCCGCAACCTTGTTGCTGCCCTTTCCTCCGGTGGGGCTGGCATGTTCACGACCCCGCTCAACGCAACGGGCGTAGGCACGGCCACGCATTACATCTCCAGCGGCTACATTGCAGAAGAGGTCGCCGCTCTCATGCCATTGCAGACTTGGGAACTGGACGAACAGGGTGACTGGACGATGACTGATAGCACCCCCGGCGATGCTGCCACGGTTCGCGCTGCTGCCATTGCCCAAGGCTTCAACTGCACCCTTGCAGAGGTCCAGGCGCTGTTCACTGCCGCTGATGGTACGGCGCAGGAACCCTTTACCGCTATGGGCCGACTTGGCCTTAAGATTATCACGCCACCGGAGGAGGGGCCATGAGTGGCTCCTTCTTCATTGAGGACGGATACAGCCCAGAGACAGCAGCAGGCTTTGTAGGACCTCAGGGTCCCGCAGGGCCTACTGGCGCTACAGGTCCCTCAGGGCCTCAAGGTCTCACAGGACCTCCGGGTACTAACGGTACTAACGGAACCAATGGCACTGACGGTGCTACTGGTGCTGTAGGTGCCACTGGTCCTGCTGGTCCTACGGGCGCTACTGGTGCTGTAGGTGCCACAGGCGCTGTAGGTCCTACAGGCGCTACAGGTGCTGGCGCTACTGGTGCCACTGGCGCTACAGGTGCCACAGGTCCTGCTGGTGCTGGTGCTACCCCGTGGGCCTCCACGACCATCACGGTCCCTGGGACTCTGGGTGGGCGTAATGAACACCGCCAGACCATCACGGCTGCTGGTGTCACCCCTTCCAGCGTAATCAACCTCATGCTCGCCCCTGCATTGGATACAGACGAAAACGATCCTGAGATGCTCGACTTTGTAACTCTGGTGGCAATCCCCGGAACGGGAACATTCGACGTTGTGGCCTCCTTCTCTCAGAAGCAGAGTGGCATAATCAAACTCCAATATCAGGTGAACTAATGGCTAAACTCTCTAGAGAACTGGCGTCTACTACTCTACATCCGCGAGAAGATATCTACTCCACAGCGGCTCTTGCTTCAGTCAACGCTGAGACCATCATCAATACGGATGGTTGCTCTACGGTGACCCTCGACCTCCGTGGCACCTTCTCGTTGACCATTGAAGTCGCAGGGACTGTGGACGGCACCAACTGGCAGCTAATCCCAATGCGTACCATCAACGCTGCAAGCAAGCTCTACGTGGCTGCTGTGGTGGGTACGGCGGCTGGTACTTGGATTGGTCCTGTGACTGGCTACAGGCAAGTCCGTGCCCGTGTCACTGCTTACACCTCTGGCTCTTGCACGACCACGCTTCTGGCCAGTGTCTCTCCCTTCAATGACACCAACGTCGATCTCGTCACGCCTGTCCTTGGTACGGCTGTGGGTGCCTCAGGTGCGGCTGTTACTCTGACCCTTGCGGCTCCGGGTGCTGGCCTGCGTCATTACATCACCTACCTGTCCATCAACAGGTTTGCTGCTGCTGTCCTAACAGCGGCTGCTGCTCCTGTAACTGTCACCACCACGAACCTCCCCGGTTCTCTTGCCTTCTCGTTCCCGGCTGAGGCTGCCACTCTTGGTACTATCGACAGGTGGCGTGAAGACTTCTCGTACCCTCTGGCATCCTCTGCCCAGAACACTGCCACCACAATCGTGTGTCCTGTGGCCACTGGTGTCATCTGGCGTGTGACTGCGGGTTACTACGTGGCACCTTAAGGAACTAACCATGGGCGAACTATACCGCAGGGCTTTCAGTAACCCTGGAATGACTACCCGTGAGACCAATGCCCACTGGAAGCGCGAACAGGACAACTACCTGAACCAGATCGGAGCCATGGACCTTATTAAGAAGGACCCCATGGCTTCCTTGGGCTACAAGATACGTTCAGCCAACCCCAACATGACGCTGGAGATGGGTAGTAACTTGGAAGGGGGCTACAACGGCCTCTACCAGTTCCTCACGCCCAAGGGCTCTGAAGATTACAAGGGTCCCCGGTTCAACGGCACAATGGACGTGGCTGTGGGTCTCTCCCCGCGCCAGTACGGTGCCACCATCGCCCATGAGCTAGGCCACGTAGGCTCAAGGAACTCTCAGTCTGACAGAGGCATCAAGTCTGATGTCAACGAGGAGGAGCGCCGCCAGCGCATGATGGACTACGTGAACAACCCCGCTGGCTCTGAGGCGCATGAGGATGCCTTGTGGTTCCTCAGCCAGCACTTCGGGATGTCCTTCGATGACATCGATGCTGAGGCGGAAGTCCTCGCAGCCCGCATCGGGCGCAAGAGCAAGAAGAAGCTGGCACCCACGAAGACCACTGAATGGGATGCAGCCGACTGGGAGCCTGAGGAGGGCGAGAACCAATGAAGCTATCTCCATCAAGCGAAGCCAAACTCAAGGGTGTCCATCCGTCCCTCGTCAAGGTAGTGCGCCGCGCTGCTGCTGACTGGACCGACAAGGAGCTAACTTGGATCATCACCTGTGGTCCCCGCACAGTGGCCGAACAGAAGCTGCTGGTGGCCAAGGGTGCCTCCAAGACGATGAACTCGCGTCATATCCCCGGCAAGGACGGCTACTCCAAGGCTGTGGACGTTGCCATGGTCCTCAAGGGCAAGCTCAGTTGGTCATGGCCGCTGTACGCCAAGATGGCTGTGGCTCTTAAGGCTGCTGCCTCCAAGGAAATGGTCCCTCTCGAATGGGGAGGTGACTGGCGCACCTTCAAGGACGGCCCGCACTTCCAGTTACCCAAGAACCTGTATCCCTAAAGGAGTCCCTATGGACGTGAACCTGATCAATGGCGTACTTCGCGCAGTAGTCCCTGCCGTGGTCGCTTACCTTGTTGGCAAGGGCACCATCCCCGCTGCCGACTACGGCCCGCTGCTGGCTGGCATCACCGCTACGGTTGCTGCTGCATGGTCTATCTTCTCTAACAAGAAGCCCGCCGCGTGACTTGGACAGACATCCTGCTGCTGGTGGCCTTCATGGGCGGCCTGATAGCGGGAGGTCTGCTTGTCGCCCGTGCGCCTGCCTTCTGGCTGGGGCTGCTGGAACTAATCATCAGACGCCTCTGGCCATACCTCACGAAGCTTTGGGTACGCCTTAAGCTGCCCCTAGACCCTACAGACCAAGAGAAGCTCGACAAGAGCCGCAGACGGGCTGAGGAGTGGGACTTTGCCCGCAAAAAGGGTAGAGAACCTAAGTGACTAAAGCACCGAATCCAGACAAAGTGCTGGATCGGTGTTTTTCCCTATGAGATGATGTCCTGTCATGTGCAAATTTAATTCCCTTGAGTTAATGACCCCCATGTAATACATCTCCACTCAGCGACAGTCACAAAAGGTTAACCACTGTGGACCAAGGTTTAGCCATGACATCATATGATATGAGTGACAGGCGACACTTGGATAAGGTCTCAAGCCTTTTTCAGGCCTTTCGCCAATTAGACATCACCATCCCGCTCCAGTTGGCCTACACCTTCATACTCTGTGCCACCTATGAAGGTGAGTCAGTAGGTGACATTGCCAAACGGGCAGGGTTCGCTACTTCCACCACCTCCCGCCATATCCTCGACCTTGGGGCTTTTGACCGCAAGAAGAACCCTGGATACGGCCTAGTGGAGACCCGCATCGACCCCATGGAACTGAGAAGGAAGACCGTCCACTTGACACCCAAGGGACGCAACCTACTTAATCAGATAATCAACACCATGAGGCTCTAGATGGCTATCTTCGCAGACAAGAGGGACGGTAAGCTGACGGGACGCTACCGTGTGGAACTCCAGCTTGGCGGTCAGCGCCTCAGGAAGCGCTTCGACAGCCTCCAAGAGGCGAAGGATTACGAAGCAGCCGCCCGTGTCGAAATGGCAAGCGGCAGGATGCCCTCAGAAGCCCGTACACGGCTGGAGAAGGGTCCGGTGGTGTCTACCCTTCAGGAACTGTGCAGGGCCTGTGAGGGCCATCTGTGGGCTGGGGATGCCTCAGAGCGTCAGGCCCATCAGCGCTTGGAGGGAGCCTGCAAAATCCTTGGTCCCTTAATGTTGATCGAATCTGTTACAATTGCCGATACTGACCGTTTGGTGAGAGTCCTCAGGGACAAGGGGACGGCCCATGGCACCATAAACCGCTACCTCTCCGCGCTTAATCAGGCCCTCAAGTGGGCCATCAAGCACAAGCACAGAGCGTCCCCACTCCCCGAGCTTTCGTGGCAGGATGAGGACGAGGGGCGCATCAGGTGGATCACCCCCGCTGAGGAGGCACGTTTAATCGAACTCCTAGCTCCCTCAGAGGCCCTCGCTGTCTTCGTGTGTATCCGTACTGGCATGAGGCGCGGAGAGCTTCTGGGGCTTCGTGAGAGGGACGTAGAGCCTACCTGGGTCCACCTGTGGGGCACCCGGACCAAGTCAGGGAAGTCCCGGTCAATCCCCCTGACACCTGAGGTCTTCCTTGCTCTACAGGAACTCTTCAGGTTGGGCATGCCCACCGTGGAGTCCCTCCGCTACCACTGGAACGCCACCAAGAAGCTCATGGGGCTTGAGGAGGACGAGGACTTCGTGTTCCATGCCACCCGCCACACGTTCGCTACCCGTGCCGTGCAGGCTGGTGTCCACCCCAGGGTCCTCCAGCGCCTCATGGGCCATAAGCACCTCTCGACCACCATGAGGTACATGCAGGTCAGCGACCACATGCTCTCAGCCGCAATCCAACAGGTCTCAGACCACATAGGATCGATAGCCAACACATTGATCGTGGCCGCTCCCCTTGGGGGTTTACAGGCAGGGGGAAACCCGCTAAATCCCCCAATTCACATTACGCCGGAACGCGACAAAACGCTGGGTAAACAAGGGCTTAGATCGGATTTAGGTTCCTGTGGGGAAACCCGTGGGGGTTCAAGTCCCTCCGCCCGCACCAAGTAAATGAGCGTTTAACTACAAGCACTTAGAGTGTTCTATTGGGGATGGTTGCCTGGCGGTGACTGTCCCCAAGCTGCTCTCTGGACCCCCTGTGGCGCAGGGTGACGTAAAGAGTCCGAATAAAAAATACCTACGTATTTCACTTGCAAATCTGGGGGACTTTCCCTAAATGAAAATGGTTGCCGCAAGGTGATGACGTAAAGGCAAGACAGCCAAATTCCTTATTGGCCTCTAAGACCCAGAAAGGAAACGATAAAGTGCTTCAGACACCCCCCTTTTGGGGAGACTTCGCAGAGACCAGCCTCAAGTCGCAACAGTTTACCGAGGAGCCGATGCCGACAGAACTCGAAGAATCGTTAGAACTCAAAGCACTGGAAGACGGCTCTAAGCGTTACCTTAAGTCGCTGGAAGCTTCCTCAAGCAGAAAAGTTCCGCTTGAAAGAGCTGACTTAAGGCGTGTATTGAAGGAGACCCTCCCTAAGGTATCCCTCCACGTCAGGATGAAATTTGAGGAGGAGCGTAAGGGAAGACACAGTTTGGCCTATCAGTTGATCAACAAGTTGGACCCAGACCTGATAGCTCTTGCTGGCCTCTCCTGTGCCTTCAGGGTCATCTCCCAACTGAAGACAATGTCCTCCATGTGTCACATCATAGGGGCCGCTATCGATGACGAACTGTGGGCCGCAAAGCTCTACAAGACAGACCCGAAGCTGGCCAAGCGTATCGTCCAGAAGGCTACCCGTAACCACGGGAACCTCCAGTATCGCCGGAAGGCTGTGAAGGCCACTGCGAAGACTGAGGGTCACATTTCGTCTATTCTGAGCGACGAGGAGAAGGTCAAGGTTGGCGGCTTTGTCATGGACTGCATCCTGAACGCTGTTCCTGAGGTGTTCCAGTGCACCCTGCACAAGACCAAGACCACGGCTCACAACTACCTGACCCTCACCCCTGAGGTGTCTCAGGAACTGCTGGAACTCCGTGAGGTCCAGTCTTGGATGCACCCTGCCTACAAGCCCATGACCCTTCCTCCCAAGCCTTGGGTGGGCTTCTGGAATGGCTGCTACCATAACCCGAAGGTGGCCCGCACGGTCACCCTCGTCCGTACCCGCAAGAAGAAGCACATTGCCATCGTTGAGAAGGCCATCAAGGACGGGACCATGTCTCACTGCCTTGAGGCGCTCAATGCCATCCAGAACACTCGCTGGATGATCAACACCCCCATCCACGACATCGTTGAGTGGGCCTACGAACAGAACCTGTCCCTCGACAGCTTCCCTCCCCGCCACCACATCCCGAAGGTCCAGTTCCCGGCTGACTACGCCACACTGGACGAGAAGGCGAAGAAGGGCTGGAGGATCAAGGCGGGCCAGGTCCACCAGCGCAACCGTGGGATCGACTCTGAGCGCATCGTGATGCTTCAGGACATGACCACGGCCAAGGCACTCTTGGGTGTCCCGTTCTACATTCCCCACAACATGGACTTCCGGGGGCGGGTCTATCCCCTGCCGCACTTCAACCAGCAGAGGGCCGACTACGTGAAGGCGCAGCTTCAGTTCGCTGAGGGCCGCGTCCTGACGGAGGCGGGCGTCTACTGGCTGGCAGTCCACCTTGCCAACTGTGGTGACTTCCAGAAGGTCTCCAAGCAGCCCTTCGACACCCGTGTCCAGTGGGTGGCCGACAACGAGGAGCTTATCTTCGATGTCGCCAGAGACCCCCAGGGCACCTTCAGCCGCTGGAAGCAGGCTGACAAGCCCTTCAGCTTCGTTGCAGCCTGCCTCGCGTGGTACGGCTACCGCATGGACCCCGAGAACTTCCTGTGTCACCTCCCAGTGGCCATGGATGGCTCCAACTCAGGCCTTCAGCACTATAGCTGCATGATGCGCTCTGAGAGGGAAGGGGCTCTGGTCAACCTCATGCCCACGGACAAGCCCGCAGACCTCTACCAGACCGTAGCCAACATGGTGAAGGAGACGGTGGAAGCGGATGTCCTCAAGGGTTCTGAGGTAGCTCAGATCGTCCTCAAGAATGGCGTCACCCGGAGCCTCTGCAAGCGGGCCACCATGACCTTCGCGTATTCCAGCGAGGAGTTTGGGTTCCGTGAGCAACTCATGGATGACGTAATGAACCCCTTGGCCACTGAGATACTCATGGGTAAGCGCACCGCGCACCCCTATGAGATGCTCCGTGAGACCAAGGATGGCGAAGTGCGGATGGATGGGGGCTTCACCGCGGCCTCCTACATCGCCAAGGCCATCTGGAACGCTGTGAACACCATCGTGACAGATGCCTGCACTGGCATGGCGTTCTTCCGCCGCTGTGCCCAGCTTCTCGCCCACGAAGGCAAGGGGCTTGTCTGGGTGACCCCTGTGGGTCTCCCGGTCCTCCACCTGTACCCAGAGTACAAGGCCAAGAGGGTCAAGCTCTTCCTCCACGACAGGGAGGTCGAACTGATGACCCGCGAAGACACCGACTCCGTGAACAAGGCCAAGGCTGCTGACGCTGTGTCGCCAAATGTTGTGCATTCACTCGACAGTGCTGCTTTGATGCTCTGTGTTCTTGATTGCGCTGAAGCTGGGGTGAAGGACTTCTCCCTCATCCACGACAGCTTCGGTGCCCATCCTAACGATACCCAAACCATGTATGTGGCGGTCAGACAGTCCCTGGCGAACATGTACGAAGCATATTGCCCATTTGAAGAGATCAGGAGACAGACGTATGCCGCCCTCGACGCGAAAGAGAAGCTCCCCGCCATCCCAAAAACGGGAAACCTCGACCTCGCCTGCATCCTCGACGCCGACTACGCCTTCGCCTAACGGGACGCTTCTGCTCAATGAAGAGGGCGACCTTGAGTACAGCACTAGCTACCGCAACCAACATGGCACTGGGTACGACCTTATTGTCTCCAACCCAATCGAAGGCATGGTGGACATCCAGATCACTCAGGTTGTCTGCCATGAACCAGATGAGGCTACCGTCAGCCTATCGATACCGCATGAAGCCGCCTTGGACATGATGAGAGCCATGGCCTATGGCGTCAACATTGCGGCTGCTGAGAAACGGCGGAATGCCATCAACTAAGAGAGGGGACCTTCGGGTCCCTTCCTTTTTTCCAAACCATCCACAAGCAGCAACAAATTACAAGGCTACTATGTCAAAGAAGATTCCGTTCAAGACCCCGAAGGGTATCGCCAAGTATCCGCACATCACCGAGAAGGACACTGGTCACCAGTATTCGTCGGGTAAGTACGACACGCAGATCATCCTCAGCAAGGAGGACGCAGCGCCCTTGGTGAAGCAGCTTCAGGACCTCATCAAAGAGGAGATGCCGAAGCTCAAGGACCCCAAGGTTCCCTACAAGATCGACGAAGAAGGCAACTATGTCTTCAAGGCCAAGTCAGAGTACCAGCCCGCCATCATCGATGCCCGTGGCAAGAAGATGGAACGCATCCCCGCAGGCCTCCGGGTTCGCGGTGGGTCCACCATCCGCATTGCTGGGGCTGTGAACGTCTACGACAAGGGTGTCTCGCTCTGGCTCAACCAGGTGCAGATCATCAACATCGTGGCTGACGAGGTTGCCTTCGACGCTGACGATGAAGGCGGCTTCTCTGCGGATGACTTCGCAGACGAGAGCAACTTCGCAGACGCTGATGGTCCGGCACTTTAAGCCGCGAGTACTTGTCGGAAGGTATCGAAGCAAGTCCGAAGAACGTGTTGCGGGCCACCTCAATGAACTTGGGGTGGCCTATGACTATGAGCCGAAGGATAAGAAGCTGAAATACGCCATTGAGCGCACAGCTTACTATCTACCAGACTTCGTCCTTGAAGACAGCGGCATCATCCTAGAGGTCAAAGGTGAGTTTACCTCCTCAGACCGCGCCAAGTACCTCCGCATTAGGGACAGCAATCCGAGCATGGACCTGAGGTTCGTGTTCGACAGAGCAACCAGCAAGCTGAGTAAGAAATCCAAGACCACCTACGCACAGTGGGCCGACAAGAACGGCTTCCTATGGTGCGAGAAGATCATCCCTCCCGAATGGCTTCAACAGAAGAGAGCAAAGAATGCGCGAACTACGTCTAAAGCCTCAGGCCCGCAAAATCCTCCTGCATCTCGAAAAGCAGTCCATCTCTCCCATGGAGGCACTGCTCGTTCACGGCATCTATCGGCTGTCTGCAAGCATCCATGAGCTTCGTCGTGAAGGCTTCAAGGTAGCCACCACGATGCATCAGGACGCCGCTGGCAAGAAGTATGCCCGTTATCACCTCCAGTCACGGAAAGCTGCCTAATGAAGACCCTCATCAAATCCCTCATGCTTGCCACGGCCCTCACGTTCCTGGGTCCCGTGGTGGGCCATGCAGCGTCTGTCTGCACCACCGCCTCTGAGGATGCCTTCCTTGGTGACGCAGTGGCCAAGAACAATGCCAAGGTGTTCAAGGCCAACGAGAAGGCCATGACCGTCTTGGTGGGTGCCATCAACCATGCCCGCGCTGATGCGGGTCAGGAACCGTTCCTTGTAGATACGCTGATGATCGGCGTGTTCGAATATCAGGGTGCTGTGTACGTAGGCACCGTGATGTTCAAGGACCATTGCGTGGTGCGGGATACCGTCAAGGTGTTCACGCTGGCCCAGTGGGTGGAAGCCCTCACTCAGTACAACCTGTCCATCGAAGACTTTGTGCAACTGCGGGGTGCGTGATGAAACTCAACGAATATCAGATTGAAGCCCAGTCCTTCGCAGTCAACGATGACCTCATGCACTTCACCTTCGGCCTCCTTGAGGAAGCTGGTGAAGCTGCTGGTGTCCTGAAGCGCGTGTTCCGCGAGGACGATGGCTACTGGGACGATTACACCAACTACGACTACGGGATGTCCTACATGGCCCGCGACAAGCTGATCATGGAGCTTGGGGACATCCTCTGGCACGTAGCCCTTGTCGCCAACAACCTTGGCTACTCGCTTGAGGCGGTGGCTGACCTGAATCTCCAGAAGCTTGAGTCACGCAAGCAGCGCGACATGATTAAGGGGTCTGGAGATGATAGATAACCTGTACTGGTTCTGGGATAGTGGTGTGTGGATTCTCGCCATCCCTGTGGTGTGTGGAATCGCCGCTCTAATCCTCAGTGCCAACGATCCAGCAATGGATAGTTACGACTAAACCCTCCACAATCGGAAACAGTATGCAGACTAACGACCACGAAGGCTCTGTCTTTCTGAGGCACGAGGCCTGCGACAACTGCGGATCAAGCGATGCAAACGGAGTTTACTCAGATGGACACACTCACTGCTTCTCCTGTGGAACTACTCGACCCGGAGACTCGCCGGGACATCACGATGAAGCTGACGTTGGCCTCAATGGGAGCGCAGCAGGGAAGGCTGGAGGACGCCCGCTACTGGACGGACAGGGCGGCAAAGTCTCTGGCCGAGTTCAAGCAATCCCAAACCGTAGACTAGACGAGTCTACCTGTGCCCACTGGGGTTACGAGATTGGTGAGTACAACGGCAAGCCCTGCCATATCGCCAACTACAAGGACTCCCAAGGGCGCACAGTCGCTCAGAAGATACGCCTCGCTAACAAGGAGTTCCTATTCACAGGCGACACCAAGGCTGCTGGTCTCTACGGCCAGTGGCTCTGGAATAGGGGCAAGCGCATCATCATCACTGAAGGTGAACTTGATGCCCTCTCCTATTCACAGGTGATGAACAACAAGTGGCCCGTAGTCTCCGTCCCTAACGGGGCGCAGGCTGCGGCCAAGGCCATCAAGAAGGCCTACGATTACCTTGAGAACTTCGAGGAAATCGTAATCTGCTTTGACCAAGACGAACCGGGACAGAAGGCCGCCGTAGAGTGCGCGGAGCTTCTCCCGGTGGGCAAGGCCCGCATCGCCCGCCTGCCACTGAAGGACGCCAATGAGATGTTGGTGGCTGGACGGACAGAGGAGCTTATGCAGGCCTTCTGGAATGCCAAGCAGTATCGTCCTGACGGGCTGCTGGTCACCAGTGAACTGCGTGAGGCCATCATGGTGGCTGACGAGCGTGGTCTCGCCTACCCATTCTCTGGCCTCAACGACAAGTTGGGCGGCATCTTCCCGTCAACCCTGATCACCATTACGTCAGGTTCTGGACTAGGCAAGACCACTTTCGCTAAGGAGATTGCTTATCACCTCCACACAGTCCACCGCAAAAAGGTCGGGCTAATAATGTTGGAGGAAACCACCAAGCGTACCGTCAGGTCCTTAGTGGGCCTGCACCTCAACAAGATGATCGAGTCTGACTTGTCCAACACCTCGCCTGAGGAGATGGGGAAGGCATTCGATGAACTCTTCGGGACGCGGGAAGTCGTACTCTACGACCACTTCGGTTCAACGGAGGTGGACAATATCCTGAACCGCATACGGTACATGGCCCGCGCCCTAGACTGCACCCATGTCGTGCTTGATCACTTAGCCATTCTCATATCTGGCCTTCAGATGGATGATGAGAGGAAGATGATTGATCTCGCCATGACGAAACTCCGCACCCTCGTCCAAGAGACAGGCATCACGCTGTTCCTTGTGTCCCACTTGAAGCGTCCTAGCGGCGATAAGGGGCATGAGGATGGACATGCTGTCTCCTTAGGCCACCTCAGAGGGTCCCACAGTATCGCCCAGCTATCTGATGCCGTCATTGGCCTACAGAAGCCCCCAGATGACCCTACAGGAGACGCTACGGAACTGGTGGTCCTGAAGAACAGGCTCACCGGGGAGCGTGGGTCTGCGGGTGTGCTGCACTACTCAAGAGAAACCGGACGCCTCACTGAGAGCGTCTTCTAATTACGGGATAAGCAATGAAGACCCAAGATACTGAAGATATGGTCATCGCTGACCTCAAGAAGGCAGCTACCACCATCCTGCATGTGCTGGACAAGGACACCGCCCGCGCACTCCAGGGCCACACAGAGGTCATTGGTGACATCAATGTCAACCTCAGGACACTCGCAGCCATCAATGAAGTGCTGATCTACTACGGTGACGCTGGTGTGTTCGCTGAGATGGATAACCTGTGATGCGGAAATGTACTGGATGTCAGGAGCATCTACCTGACAGCAGTTTTGCAGTGAAGAAATGGACGAATTTAGATGGTTCTATAACTACTAGTAAGCGCTCCAGATGTCGAACTTGTGTGAATAAGGACAACTTAGACAGATACCACACAAAGCCAAGCACAAAGCGCTCACACAGAGAAGCTGCTTATCGGTACAACATCAAGAAGTATGGTCTTACGCTGGAGGAGTACACGAAGATGTATTCCATCCAAGAAGGGAAGTGTTACATCTGTCAGACAGTACCAAAGCGATTGGCGATAGATCACTGCCACAAGACGGGCGAAGTGCGGGGACTGCTCTGTGGTAACTGCAACACAGCACTTGGAATGATCAACGACAGTGCTGAAATTCTTACCAGCATGCTTGAGTACATTAGGAGGCACCGCGATGCGCTTCCTGTTTGACATTGAGTGTAATGGGTTCCTCGACACTGTTTCAAAGGTGCACTCGATTGTACTTCTGAACATGGAATCAGGGGAAATGCTGTCATATTCGTTTCCAAGTGAAACACATGACACGGTTGATTTCAAAACTGCTCTGGAGACGCTGGCTGACGCTGACGAGTTGGTAGCCCACAACGGGATAGCATTCGACATCCCAGTTCTCCAGAAGCTGGCTCCGTGGTTCAAGCCACGCGGAAAGGTCACCGACACTCTCGTCCTCTCTCGTCTACTCCACAGTGACCTCAAGGCCGAAGACGCTCCTCGCCTCCAAGCCAAGACCATCACGCCCAAGCTCTACGGCTCCCACAGCCTTGAAGCCTGGGGTGAACGTCTGGGTCTCCACAAGGGACAGTACGAAGGCGGGTTCGACTCTTGGAACCCTGAGATGCAGGCGTACTGCGAACAGGACGTGAGGGTGACCCTAGCCCTCTATCGTTACCTTAAGCCTGCCGAGTACTCCCAGCAAGCCATCGCCATCGAACATGACATGATGACACTCTGCGCCTCCATGGAGCGCGAGGGGTGGCCCTTCGATGTCAGGGGTGGCTTGGAGCTTTATAGTCATCTCTCAGCCCGCCGTGAGGCCATCAAGACCGAACTGCTCACCCTGTTCCCGCCGTGGGAAGTGGTGGACCGTGTGGTCACCTATAAGCGCCCTAACAAGAAGCTTGGGGTGGTCC